GATCGCCGCCGTCAAACCGCCGGCGATCACCCCGTTCTGCCTTGACCCCGATCTGGCCGAACGGGAATTCCTGATCATGGCCGGGATGCTGGGCCTGCCCGGTGCCGGCGCATGAGCGCGCCGCGCCGCTTTGTCGGCCCGCGTTCCAATGCCTTTGGCGAGGTGACCGTGCCCGCCGCGCCACCGGTCGGCGCGTGGCCGGAAAACGGTTCCCTGCGAGTCGAGCATGGCCCGGATGGGCGGGTGTGGATCAACTGGAAATCGGCGAACGGCATCGACCGCGCGGCGATCCCGCTGGATCCGGTCTTTGCCCGGGTGCTGGCCGGTGATCTGCGCGCCGCCGCCGGGAGGATCTGAGATGGCACTTTCCGACGAGGTGAAGGCGCGCGTTTCGCTGCGCGCGCTGGTCGAGAAAACCGTGACCTGGGATCTGCGCAAGAGCAAGCCGGCGCGCGGCGATTATTGGGCGCCATGCCCGTTTCATGGCGAGAAAACCGCCAGCTTTCACGTCACCGAACCGCAGGGAACCGCCGGGCAATTCTACTGTTTCGGCTGCAACGCCAAAGGCTCGGCCATCGACTTTCTGATGGCCCGCGACGGCATTTCCTTCACCGCCGCCGTGCGCGCCCTGGCCGATGCCGGCGGCATCGACCGCAGCGCCGACCCGGCCCGCCTTGCCGCTTTCAAGGCGCAATCGGATGCGCGCCAGAAACAGGCCGAAAACGAGGCCGCCGAGATGGCCGAACGCGGCATCACCAAGGCGCTGGCGATCTGGCGGGCGAGCCAGGCCAACCACCCCGGGTTGATGGCCTATCTTGAGGGGCGCGGCATCAGCGTGGCGGCGATTGGCGGGGTGCCGCCGACCCTGCGCTGGCACCCCGATCTGCCCTGTTACGAGGGCACCGGCGATGCCACCCGCCCGGTGATCATCCATCGCGGCCCGGCGATGGTGGCATTCATTGGCCGCGCCCGTCTGCTGGGCGTGCATCAGACATGGGTCGACCCGATCAACCCCGGAAATGGCCGCGCCCGTCTGGCCGATGGCCGCAAGGTGCCCAAGAAGATGCGCGGGCGCACCGGCGAGATTTTCGGCGCCCCGGTGGTGTTGTCGAAACCCTATTGCCCGAACATCGTGGTCGGTGAGGGGATCGAAACCACCCTGGCCGCGTTTTCGGCCACGCGGGCGCGCAACCCGGATTTCAAGGCCCGGGTCGAGGCGGCGCTGTCGCTGCCCGCGCTGGCCGGGCCGGAGGCCAGAACCGGCGCCCGCCGGGGCAAGGGCCGGGCCGGCAAGCCGTTGCCCAGCCCGCTGCCCGATCTAACCACCCCGCGCCCCGGATGGCTGCCCCCCGAGGGCGTCACCCGCGCCACCATCCTTGCCGACCCAAGCACCAAATGCCCCGAAAGCGCGCGGCTGAATGCCGAGCGCGCGCTGGCCAAGATCGGCGCGCGCTCGGCGGGTGCGCGGCTGGCGGTGCCCCGTGGGCATTGGGATCACGATGACGATTTTGCCGATCTGGCCAAGAAAGGAGAACTGAATGACTGACCATTACCGCAACCGACCCAATCGCCCGGTTCCATTCGGGGAGTGGCTGCCTGCTGGCGACCCCGGTCAAAGCCTCAACCGCGCCCCGCTTGCCGCGCATCTCAAGACCGCGTTCGGGGTTTCGATTGCGCCTGACGATATCACGCTGAAAATCATGCGGCACAAGCATCAACTCCCGAATTACGCCATTTTCAAGATCACCCCGGCCCGTGATGGCGAGGCGTTCGCCTGGATCATTTCGCCCAATGTTGCCGCCCTTGCGCTGCCCGCGACTGGCGCTCCGCCGCGCCCGGAGTTTGCCCCGCGCGACCCGGAAAACCTCGACCCCTATGGGCCGGGCAACCCGCCGGTGGGCAAGGAATGAGCGACCGGCGCGCAACCATCGCCGCGCGCATTGCCGCCTGCACCGTCGAGACGCGGGGCGGATGCACGATCTGGCAGGGCGGCACCTCGGGCCATGGCCGGGGCGGCGGTTATCCCCGCATGAGCCTGAACGGCGCCACCGTGGCCGTGCATCGCGCGGCATGGGTCAACGCCCATGGCATCATCCCGCCGCGCAAGCAACTGGACCACCTTTGCCGAAACCGCCTTTGCGTTAACCCCGATCATCTGGAGCTTGTGACCCCGCGCGAGAACGCCCGGCGGCGCACCGCCGCCGTGGCATCGGAAATCAACGAAAGAGACCCCCGCCCATGACCCCTGAAACCGCCCTGCGCGAGGTTGCCGCGCGTTTCCAGTATCGCACCGACCGCGCCCAATATGACCGGCGCGAGAAATGGCGCATCATGCGCGCGCCCTCCGGCCCGCTGATCGGCGATTGCGAGGATTTCGCGCTTACCGTGCTGTGGTATTGCTGCGACAAGTCCATACTGAAATTCTGGTGGCGCATCATCAGTTTTCAGGCCGCGATCTGGCATTGCACCACCGCCGCCGGCACCGGCCACGCCGCGCTGTGGCATCGCGGCAAATGGGTCGACAACATCTATCCCGCATGGGCCGCCAGCCCGCGCCACCGGCGCTGGTTTCCGTGGCTGGCGCCGCTGGTGGCGATCAGGCTGCTGATCTGACGCCCCTCGCGCCCCTCACCGCTGCACCACCAGCCCCCCCCCTAAGAACACCGATAAAGAGGATGGCCTGTGTCTAAACCAGCTTACTACAACGAGAACAACCCTTTAGCCGCGCGATGGCTAAAATTGCTGATTGATGCGGGCCTGATCCCGCCCGGCGATATTGATGATAGGAGCATCGAGGATGTTTTACCTTCCGAGCTTTCGGGGTACTCACAATGCCATTTCTTTGCAGGGATTGGAGGGTGGCCGCTCGCCTTGCGGTGCTACGGATGGCGAGATGACAGGGCTGTGTGGACTGGTTCCTGCCCATGCCAACCTTTCAGCGCGGCAGGCAAGGGGCATGGGTTTAACGACGAGCGGCACCTCTGGCCTGCATTCGAGTGGCTCATTCGCCAGCGCAACCCTTCAATTATCTTTGGCGAACAGGTTGCGCGAAAGGCTGGGCGAGAATGGCTCGCTGTGGTGCGCGCTGACCTGGAAGCGGCAGGATATGCCTTCGGGGCTGCCGATCTGCCGGCTTGCGCGGTCGGGGCGTGGCACGAAAGGTCGCGCCATTATTGGGTTGCCCACGCCCTCGGGGTGCAGCAACGGCGGGAGAAACCATGTCGTCGGACGGCTAGACGAATGGGGCGGCTCATCGAATCCGTTTCGTGGGACGGAGGATGGCAAGAGGCGCTGCGCGAGTTTCGAGGCGTGGATGATGGGCTTTCCTACGGTGTGGGTGTCACTGATGGTTTCCGAAATGCAATCGTCCCACCGCTCGCGCAAGCGTTCATAGGGTGCGCCGTCTAGGCGAATCCTGCACCGCATCCACCTGAAATACCAAGAAACGGAATCCGGGCATGACTTCACTTGTTTCACGACCATCGCCCACCGCCCTGACCATGGCCGAGCGGCTGGACCTTGAGATGAACGACGAGGATAACGCCGCCCGGATTCTGTCTGAATTCGGCGCGGATCTGGTGTTCGTTTCCGGCAAGGGCTGGGCGGTCTGGGATGGCACGCGCTATTCCTTCCGCTCGGGTCATCTGGCGGCGCGCGAGATCGGCCACAAGCTGCGCCAGCTTGTTCTTGAGGAGGCCGAATACCAGCAACGCAATTACGACCCGGCGCCCGAGGAAATCGACCAGTTCATTGAGGCGTGCCAGCGCCGGCGCCCGCCCATATTCGTGCGCACGGTCGATGATGCGCGCCAGATGATGGGCTTTGCCGCCGCTGCCAAGCTGCGCCAGCACGCCACCAAATGCGGCAATCTGGCCAAGGTGAAAAGCGCGCTGGAAACCTGCGAACATCAGCGCCGGGCCGAGGTCGAGGATATGGATAACGACCCTTGGGTTCTGGTGCTGCCCAATGGCGATCTTGACCTGCGCGCGGTGCGCGATTGGGAAAGGCCGGTCGATGCCACCGGTGCCGAGGTGATCGCCAGCAAGATGCGATGGCTGCGCCCGACCGATCGCTCCAACCTGCCCACCAAATGCGCCGGCGTGCGCTTTGACCCCGCCGCCCGCGCCCCGCATTGGGTGGATTTCGTCACCCTGATCATTCCCGATCCGGCAATCCGCGCCTGCACCCAGCGCATCCTTGGCGCCACCCTGTTCGGTGAGAACCGGGCGCAGATTTGCGTGTTTCTGCGCGGCCCCGGCGGCAACGGCAAATCCACCCTGCTGAATGCCTTTGCCCATGTGCTTGGCCGCCGCGATGGTTATTCCGCCACCTGCAAGGTCGAGATGTTCCTTGATACCGGCCAGCAAAGCCCGAGCGGCGCCAACCCCGAGGAGGTCGATCTGCCCGGCGCCCGCGCCTACATCGCCACCGAACCCGGTGCCCGCGACGTGCTGAGTGCAAAGAAGATCAAGGGCCTGACCGGGGGCGACCGGCGCATGAGCCGGGGCAACTATCAGGATCCGTTCTTCTGGACGCCGACCGGCATTCCGATCATTTCCTGCAACCGCACGCCCAAGATCAAGGACGAGGATGACGGCACGCGGCGCCGCCTGGTATTCGTGCCGTTCGACGTCAACCTGCGCGCCCTGCCAGCCGACAAACAGCGCAGCCAGGGCGAGGTCGAGGCCGAATTGCGCGACGAAGGCCCGGGTATTCTCAATTGGCTGATCGAAGGCTTTCAGGATTTCATGGCGCGCGGCGTCGATATGCCGGAACCGATGACCCGGCTGAAAACCCAACTTCTCGAATCCGCCGATCCGGTGGGGGTGTTCCTTGATGAAATGACCATCAGGGAAAACGCCGGGCGCCTGTCGGTCAGCGATTTCTACAAGGTGCATGAGGCGTGGTGCGAACAAGAGGGCCGGCAACTCTACCAGATGAAAACCGTGGGCGATATCATGGTCGAAAAGGGCTTTGAACGATACCCCTATTGCGGGCGTTCGCATTGGCGGAGCCTCAAATGGGCGCCCGACGCTGCCGATCTGGTCGAGCGCATCACCGGCCAGCGCAGCGACACGGCGCCGCCCCATGACAGCGAGGCGCCGTTCTGATGCCCACTGCACCCCCACCGCCGCCTGCCCGTCATCGCCCCGCGCCCCAGTGAAGCTAGTGCGAAAAGATCACTGGAATTTTGAAAAAGGGCGCGGGGAATGTGGCCCCTGCCGTAGTCCGGCAGGGAGGAGGTACGGGGTGAGGGGCCATTTTTGGCAAATTGCCTCACTAAGGTCACTAACACCTCACTGTAATATTCACTCTTATCCTATTGAAAACAAAGGATGTAGTGATGTTAGTGAGGCTAGTGAGGCATATCGCCTATATGGAAAAAAACATATGTAGAGAGAAAACAGAAAACAATCGAACGGGCCTCACTAGGCTCACTATGGAAAGGGCAAGACGGATGAAATTCGGCAATCAGCAATATGACAACCTCGCGGTTCACGACCCCAAGCCCGAATGGCTTGGCGTGGACTCGGTTTCAGCTTTCCTGGTGGAAAGGTGTGAGCGCAAGACGCTGGCGAGATCGCGAACAAGGGACGTATTCGAGGCGTTCGATATTTTCTGCGCGCGCCGTGGCCTGCGCCCGCTCCAGCCGCACGAATTGCGGGCGCGCATGGTGTCCTTCGGCTTTTCCATCCACCCGATCCGGGGGCGTTCTCACTGGCGCGGCGTCAAGCTGTTGCCCGACCCGAATGGCCCGGTGTTCAGAACCGCAAGGAACGGGTGATGACATGCCAAATCCCGATGGTTTCACCGATCTGTTGAAAGCGATCTGTGCCGAGAGGTGCGTCCAGTGCGGCGACCCGCCCTGCTGGCGGCTGCCCGATCTGGCCGATCCGTGCGAACAGATCACGCCCTGCCGTGACTGTCTGCGCGAGCTTGAAATGATTGCCGATGCCATTGAACGGCACGGCTGAGAGGAAAGGGAAAACACCATGGCGACCAGACGCAAACCCAAGCCCAAGCCCAAGATCACCCTGCCGCCCTTCACATGGGAAACCCACGCCACCCCGCTGGGCGGGGCGCCGGCGCGGCTGGCCCGGCCCGATCTTGAGGAGGCCGATATCGACGCCGGCTGCGAACGCCGCGCCGATGGTGAGGTGATCGCCAACCGCGCCCGGGTCTGGCGCACCAGATTGCCACCGGTGATGGCCAACCTCAACCCGGCCAGCCGCGCCGCCGTGCTGGACTATGCCGAGGCGTTCGAGGCGGTGGGCGCATCGGTGGGCACCTGCGACCCGACCGGCGGCGGTGGTGGTGGCGGTGCATCGGCGGGGCCGAGCCTGCGCGCCCTGACCGCCGCCGAACGCCTGCGCCACATGAACGCCGCCCTTGCCGGTGCCGAGATGGTGGTGCCGGTCAAGGATGCCCGCCGGTTGCGCCGGGGCGATGGCATGGCCCGGGTTGCCTTTCGGGCGCTGGCCGAATGGGTGGCGGTCGAGGGGTTGAGCCGCACCGATATCCTGCGCCGCGCCGGCGCTGCCACCTCGAACGAGACGGCAATGGATGCCGCCACGCTGGCGATTGTCGCCATGGCCGAGCGCCTGGCGATCTGTTGCGGCTATGCGCCCGGTGCGACCCGAACCGAAAGATTGCGCAACATGCCGGGGCCTTGTGTATAACCCCCGTCATTGCCAGAGAGTTGCGCGCGGCGCCGGCCCCGAGCCGGTTGACCCGCCCACCCTGGCAAGCCCAAGCCCCCGGAACCGCGTCCTTCCCGCGCGCCCGCCACCGGGGGCTTGGGCACCCGCCTTGAGGGGTGCCGGCCATGGATATGCGGATCACCAACAACATCAAGGAAGTCGAGCGCGGGCTGAGCGATGTGGCCCGCCGCCAGATCCCGTTCGCCACCGCGCTGGCAATCAATGAGGTGCTGGGCGATATCAGGAAGAATTGGGAAAAGCGGTTGCGCAAGAGCCTCGACCGCCCCACGCCCTTCACCATGAAAGCCTTTGCCGTGCGCCGCGCCACCAAGCGTTCGCTGACCGGCATGGTGTTCGCCAAGGATGTGCAGGCCGCCTATCTGCAATGGCTTGAGGATGGCGGCACCCGCGCCCCCAAGCGCCGCGCCATTCTGGTCCCGGTGGGGCAGCGGTTGAATAAATACGGCAACATGCCACGCGGCGCCGTTGCCCGCACGCTGGCCAGCCCCAAGGTATTCAGCGGCAAGCCCAAAGGCGCGCGCCGACCGGCTGGCATCTGGCGGCGGGCGCAGAACAACACGCAACTGGAGTTGCAGGTGGTTTACGCCGACCGCGCCAAATACGCCCCGCGCCTGATGCTGGTGGCTGGCGCGATCAAGACCGCCACCGCGCGCCTGCCCGACGCCATGCTGCGCGCCATGCGCCGCGCCGTCAACTCGGCCCGATAGGTTCTTTCCGGTGCCCGACACATGGGTATGTTCGCGCGCATGTAGGATTTGGGTTTTTCGGTTTTCCCGGGGCTTGCTCTTTGGGTTGTGGTTGTTGTTCTGGCGAAACTGAAAAGGGCTGCCGAATTCAATTGGAGGGCCAGCGATGACAGATCACCCTCCGGGTCTGCGCGCCCTCACCGCCGCCGAGGCGGCAATGGTGGCGGCGCACCCGTTGCCCGAGTCCGTGCCCGACGCCCTGGTCAACAAGTCACAGCTTGAGGTCGGGCTTGGCGTTTCCGGCACCACAATCTCGGCATGGCTGCGCCGCCCCGATCACCCGTTGCCCTATGAGACTGCCGGCGCCAACGGGCGCTCCTATCAATTCCGGCTGGCGCTGGCGTTCGCGTGGATGCAAGCCATGCGCGCCGATGATGACAGCGCCAAGGCCGCCGGCGATGCCGCTGCCGCGCAACTTTCGATGGCGCTCTTGGGTGGCGAATCGGCGGCCAGCACGCCGGGCAAACTGAGCCTTGCCGATCAACGCAAACTGCTGGAACTTGAGGCGCTGCGCCGGGTCGAGGCGCAGAACCGCCATGACCTCATTCGCCGCGAGGATGTGGTGACCGGGGTCGAGGAAATCTTTGCCGCGATCCGCGATGCGCTGGATGCGCTGCCCGACCGGCTGGCCCGGGAATTGGGCCTTGCGGGCCGCGATCTTGAGAAAATCGAAAAGGCTTGCGATGACGTGCTTGCGGGCGCGGCCCGGGCCGTGACCGGGGTGATCGGCGATGAACACGGAGACGGAGCCGCTCTTTGATGTTGCCCCGTTGCCGCCTTTCGCGCGCATTGAAGATGCGATCCGCGAGGCGCTGCCCACGCTGGCGCCGCGCGCCCGGGTCAAGGTGACGCAGACCGCGCCGCGCCGGATGATCGAAAGCGGCGGCCAATGGGTGCCGTGGCGCGCGGATGTGGCGCCCTACATGAACGAGCCGATGGAGGTGGTGACCTCGCGCCGGTTCGATTCCATCGCCTTTGTCGGCCCGGCCCGGTCATCGAAATCCGAGGGGCTGGTGATCAACCCGCTGGTTCACGCCATTCTGGCGCAGCCAAGGGTGGTGGCGGTGTTCAGCCCCACCAAGGGCGCGGCGCAGGAATGGTCGGAGGGGGCGCTGGATCCGCTGATCCTCAACAGCCCCGATCTGCGCGCCCGCCAGGCGCGCGGCAAGGGCGCCGACAACATCTTTACCAAGCGGTTTCGCGGCGGGATGCGGCTGACCATCGACTGGCCGGTGGGCGACAAGCTGGCGCAGCGGTCCATCGCGCTGGTGATCGGCACCGATTACGACAAGTTTCCGCAGGATATCGGGCGCAATGCCCAAGGCCATGGCGAGGGCGGGCCGTTCAACCTGATGCGCAAGCGCACCGAAAGCGCCGGGTCGCGCGGCATGACGATTGTCGAATCCTCGCCCCGGTTTCCGGTGCTGGATGAAACCTGGACCCCGGCCAGCCCGCATGAGGCGCCGCCCTGCGAGGGGATCGTGGCCATCTACAACAATGGCAGCCGCGCCCGGCTGTACTGGACCTGCCCGCATTGCGGGTATGAATTCGAGCCGCGATTCGACCGGCTGGACTACCCTGACGCGGGCAGCCCCGCCGAGCGCGGCGCGGCGGCCTTCATGCTCTGCCCCTCGGGCAATGGTTGCGTGATCGAGCCGCGCCGCAAGGCCGATCTGAACCTTGCCGCAAGGTGGCTACATGAGGATACCGGCGGCGCGCTGGTGGCGATTGACGATCTGAGCCGCGCCGTGGCCACCGCCTCTTATTGGCTGCCCGGGCCGGCGGCGGCGCTGGCGCCGTGGTCGCGGCTGGTCAGCCGCTATCTTGAGGCCGAGGCCGAGTTTGAGGAAACCGGCGGCGAGGGCGGGCTGAAATCGGTGACCAATACCGAGTTGGGCCTGTCCTATCTGCCCCGCGCCCGGTCGGTTTCCGCCGGGCTTTCGGTCGAGGTGCTGAAAGAGGCCGCCACCGATCACGCCTGGCAGACCGCCCCCGCCGCAACCGCCTTTCTCACTGCCGCCATCGACGTCCAGAAGGGGCGGTTCGTGGTGCAGGTCGAGGCGTGGATGCCCGATCTTGAACGGGTGGTGATCGACCGGTTCGATATCGTCAACCCGCCGGAAACCGCGCCCGGCGCGCAGGGCCGGGCGATCAACCCGGCGCGCTATGGCGAAGATTGGGATGCGATCCTGCCGCTGATGCACAAGGCTTACCCGGTGGCCGGTGCCGGCCACGCGCTCAAGGTGCTGGCAATCGTCTGCGATCTGCGCGGTGAGCCGGGGGTGACGCCGCGCGCCCGCGATTTCTACCGCAAGGCGCGGCTGCTGCACCGCAACCGGTTCTATCTGGTGATGGGCAAGGGTGGCGATCTGACCCCGCGCGCGGTCATGCGCCACCCCGAAACCGCGCATCGCGGCAAGGATCATGTGGCCCGCGATGTGCCGGCGATCATTGCCGGCAGCGACCGGCTGAAAGACGAGGTGGCGGCATCGCTGATGCGCGATGCGGCGGGCGAACGCAAGCTGAACCTGCCGCGCTTTGCCCCCCATGAGATGTTCGAGGAATACTGCGCCGAGCGGCGTTATGAAAAGGGCTGGGACAAGCGCCCCGGGGTGCAGCGCAACGAGGCGCTGGACCTTTCGGTCTACAGTCTGGCGCTGGTCATCGTGCTGGAGGCCGAGGCGATCAACCGCGCCAATCCGCCGGCATGGGCGTTGCCCGGCCCCGGCAACCTGATGGCGGTGGGTGGCCAGGACAGCGGCGCGGCGCCGCCCGATCACCCGGCACCAGTGGCCCGGGCGGAAAAGCCCCACCGCTGGGCGGTAAAACGTGCAAGGAGAAAGTGGTAATGGCCCTCAATCGCGCTGAAATCATCGGCAATCTCGGGACCGACCCCGATATCCGCACATTCGCCAATGGCGGCAAGGTGGCCAACCTGTCGGTTGCCACCACCCGCAAGTGGCGCGACAAGCAAAGCGGCGAGACCCGCGAGGAGACCGAATGGCACCGGGTGGCGATCACCGCCGATGGTCTGGCCGGGGTCGCCGAACGCTATCTGAAAAAGGGCTCCAAGGTCTATATCGCCGGGCGGTTGCGGACCCGCAAGTGGCAGGATCAGGCCGGCCAGGACCGCTATTCAACCGAGATCGTGGTGGCGGGGTTCGACGGCACGCTGGAGATGCTGGGCGACGGGCGCGGCGGCGGCACCGGCGCCTCGGCTCCCGCCATAGATGACGACGAGATTCCATTCTGATGCCTGCCGATCTGCCGCCGGAACTGGTGGTGGTGCTGGCGCAAATGGCGCTGATCTGGCTGTTCTGGCCGCCGTGGTGGAGGTAAGCGATGACGGTTGACACGGAAATCCCGGCGCAGCTTGTGGCCGGCGATGGCTGGGCGTGGTCGGATGCGGCGGCCTTCGCCTCGCACCCGCCCCCGGATTGGGCGCTGCATTATGTGCTGCGCCCGATTGCCGGCGGCACCACCATCACCATCGTGGCCACATGGGGCGACGATACCTACAGCCTGAGCCGCACCGCCACCGCAACCGCCGCCGATGCGCCGGGCGATTACGAGTGGACCGCGCTGGCCTATGACGACGCCAGCGATGACCGCGCCCGGCTCGGGTCGGGGCGGGTCTGCATCCTGCCCGACCCGGCGCAGGCCACCGGCGATCTGCGCAGCGGCGCCGAGCGCATCCTTGCCGCCATCGACGCCACGGTTGAAGGGCGCGTGACCAAGGACGCGGAAAGCTACACGATTGAGGGGCGCAGCATCGCCCGCACGCCGATGGCCGATCTGATCCGGTTGCAGGGCATCTACCAGCGCCGGGTTGACGCCGAGCGCAACCCGGGCGGCTCGCCGTTCCAGTACCGGAGGATTGCGCTTTGAGGTTGTGGCCGTTCAAATCCCGCGCCGCCGAGCCGGCCCCTGCCACCCCTCACCGCCACGAACCGGCGCTGGTCAAGCGATCCTATCGCGCCGCATATCCCGACCGGCTGGCCTCGGGGTTCGGATTCTTCGGCCCCACCACCCGTGACGAGGTGCGCCGCGAGATCAGGGGCCTGGTGCGGCATTCGCGCCATGCCGCCCATAATTTCGATTTTGCCCGCGCCTATGAAATGCTGTTCCGGCGCCATGTGATCGGCCCCAACGGCATCCGCCTGCAAATGGATGTGCGCGAGATGGATGGCCGGGCCGATACCGTGGCCAATGCGGCGCTTGAGTCGGCATGGGCGAAATGGGGCAAGAAAGGGTCGCCCACCATCTGCGGATCCCTGTCATGGTGGGGGGTCGAATGCGTCATTGCCACCGCGATTGCCCGCGAGGGCGGCGCCTTTCTGCGCTTCCACGAGGGGGCGGGGCGCGGCCCGTTCGGCATTCAGGTCGAGCCGGTGCTGTTCGACCGGCTGGATCTGGACCTGACCACGCCACTTGGCAGCGGCGATTACATCGAATCGGGCATCGAATTCAACCGCGACGGGCGCATTCTGGCCTTCCACATTTGGGACAAGCCGCAATCGGAGGCGCACCGGGGCACCATGCACAAGCGCGACCGGGTGCCCGCCGCCAAGATGATCTATGTGAGTGTTCCCGAGGAAGCCGGGCAGGTGATGGGCGTGCCGCGCTCAAGCACGGCGCTGCGGCTGATGAACATGAGCGAGAAATATCAGGAATCGGCGATGGCTGCGGCCAATTACGGCGCCGCGCAGATGGTGTTTTTCGAACAGGCCGATTCGTCGGGCCAGATCGGCGGAACCGCCGCCGCCGAGGTGCCGATTGACGAGGTCGAGGCCGGCACCATGGCGATGTTGCCGCCGGGGGTGAAGGCGGTTCCGCACAGCCCGCATTACCCCGATGCTGCCGTCGAGCCGTTCATGCGCCACATGGGCACCAGCCAGGCCGCCGGGCTGGGCGTGGCCTATGAGACGCTGACCGCCGACCTGAGCCGGGCCAATTTTTCCAGCCTGCGCGCTGGCAAGGGTGAGGAGCGCGACGAGTGGCGCATGTTGCAGCGCGCCATCTTCGAGGGGTTGCACGATCAGGTGTTCGCCAGATGGTTGCCCCTGGCGCTGCTTTCGGGGCGCATTCGTCTGCCGGTCGACAAGCTGGACAAGTTTCAGGCCGCCACATGGCGCCCGCGCGGCTGGCCCAGCGTCAACCCGAAAGACGACGCCACCGCCAATGCCAACGATCTGGCCAGCGGCAACAAATCGCTGACCGAGATCGTCGCCGAACGAGGCCGGGCGCTGGAGGATGTGCTTGACGAGCGCGCCGCCGAGGTGGCCGCGTTCAAGGCCCGTGGTCTGCCGGTTCCGGCATGGGCCGGGTTGATGGACGATGGCGTGCCGGGCGATCACGAGCCGCCGCAAAAGGAGTGACGCATGAGCCGAAGAATTCCGGCATTCGCCCACCGCATGGGCGAGATCACGGGGGCGCCGGATGGCGCCCCTTCCGATTCCCGGGAGGTGCTTGTCTCGTTTTCCAGCGAGGTGCGCTATCTGCGCCACGATTGGGACCGCGACGAGGATTTTTGGGAAGTGCTGGGGCACGGTGAGGCCGAGGTTGATCTGACCCGGCTCAATTCCGGCGCCGCCCCGCTGCTGAAAGATCACATGCCCGTTCTGGACGCCAAGATTGGCGTGGTGGTGCGGGCATGGCTGGAGGCCGGGCGCGGCAAGGCGTTGGTTCGCTTTTCCGAAACCCCGGCGGCCACCGACATTCTCGCCCGGGTGCGGGCGGGGGATGTAACCTGTGTAAGCGTTGGCTACGCGATCACAGCCGCCAGCCGGTTGCCCAATCAGGACGGGCACCCGGTGGTGCGCGTCACCCGCTGGGTGCCGAAAGAAATCTCGTTTGTAGCGATCCCCGCCGACCCGACCGTTGGCTACGGGCGGGCGGAATATGCCGTTTCGGCGACCATCACAATCACAGAACAGGAGGCAGAAATGCCCAACCCCAACACCACAGAGACCCGCGACGATGCCCCGGCACCCACCGTTCCGGCGCAGGCCCGCCGCGCCGATCCGGCGCCGCAGACGCGCGCCGACACCTCGGTCGCCGATGCCCTCACCGCCGAACGCCGCCGGGTCGCGGAAATCGACGCCATCGCGGTGCGCTTCGAGATGCCCGCCGCCGCCACCCGCGCCGCCATCGAAAAGGGCATCAGCGTCGATGCGTTCCGGGCGCAGGTGATGGACCACATTGCCAGCGACGAGCGCGATGCGCAGCGCGGCAATGCCCAGCGCATCGGCATGACCGACCGCGAGGCGCAGGCGTTCAGCATCACCAATGTGGTGCGGTTCCTGATGAACCCGAACGACCGCACCCGCGAGCGCGCCGCCTTCGAACTTGACGCCAGCCGTGCGGTGGGCGATGCGCTGGGCCGCGAGGCCGAGGGCGTGTTCATTCCCGCCGATGTGCTGATGAACGCCAACTATCTGCGGGCGCAGAACGTGGGCACCGGCAGCGCCGGCGGCGTGCTGGTGCCGCAGGATTACCGTTCGGGGTCGTTCATCGAACTGTTGCGCAACCGCATGGCCCTGACCGGGCGCGGCGTTCGGCTGTTGCAGGGCTTGCAGGGCAATGTCGATATTCCCAAACAGACCGGCGGCGGCACCTTCTACTGGTTCGGCGAAGATGGCGAGCCGACCGATACCGAGGCCAGTTTCGGCCTGGTCAGCATGACGCCGCATTCGGCGGGGATGGCAATCCCGTTCACCCGCCGCATGGCGCAACAGGGCAGCCCCGATATCGAGGCGCTGGTGCGCGACGATCTGCTGCGCGGGCTGGCCGTGGGGCTGGACAAGACCGCGCTGGTCGGCCACGCCTCGGTCGATGCGCCCGATGGTCTGCGCGACAAGATTTTCGGCGCCGCCACCGATTGGGCCGCCAGCGCGGCCTTTCCCGACTTCGGTGAAATGGTGGGGCTGGAAACCGCCGTTGCGGTCGGCAATGCCGATACCGGCGACCTGGCCTATGTCTACAGCCCGCACACTTCGGGCCACCTCAAGACCACGCCGAAATTCTCTGGCGGCGAGATCGCCGTCGAGGAGGGTGGCGTGGTCAACGGTTACACCCGGGTCAGCACCAATCAGATGGGCACCGGCGAGGTGATCTTCGGCAATTGGGCCGACCTGATCATCGGCATGTGGTCGGGCATGGATCTGCGGGTCGATACCGCCACCAAGGCGGCCAGCGACGGCAAGGTTCTGCGGGTGTTCACCGATGTGGATGTGGCGGTGCGCAATACCGAATCCTTCGCCATGGGCAAGCCGGATTCGGTTCTTACCTGAGCCTTCCCGGCGCGGGGGGGGTGTGCCCGCGGGGCCAACCACAGGGGGGGCGGATT